GGGCTGTTCCATGATAATCTTGTATATATCCGCTGCATCTTTTTTACCCAAAGGGAAAAGCGATACACCGAGCGCATCCCGATCAATCAAATCAGCCATTGTCAGCACCTCCGTCCATTCGTGCGCCGCATTGCGGGCAATACAGCTCCTGAATTGCTGATTTTCTGTAGCACTCAGAGCATGTGTAATATACGTAATCCTTAAACTCCGGCTCGTCATAATCTTTGTATCGGCCTGTGAACTTGCTTGTTGTCCAGCCTTTCCACGATCCATGTTTCACCGGAGCAGCGTCAATTCTTGGCAGATTTCCAACCAGAGTGCGCACTTCGGTCAGAATCGCGATTATGTTTGTCGGCTCTCCGTAATCTGCAACAAGCCCTTTTCGCACTTTCTCGATTTTTACATTTATCGTTGCGATTACGTTATCGGCGTCAATCAGCGTCTGTTTATTTGCCATTTTAGAACACTCCCTCATAAATCATGTCCAGCGCGATCATTGCCATAATGCAGCCGATCTCAGACCGAGGCGAAATGCCGGTTATGATTTCCATGATAATTTCCGGTATCGTTTTCATAGGCTTTCTCCTTTTAGCGGTTAACCGCATTTTCATGCGCTGTACGGATTCATGATCTTTTCGAGTACATCGCTGTCAATGCTGCTGTTGCTCTGCTTGGCGCCGTCCTGCATCATCCATTTCCGGATCATCTCAAAGTGCGATGCGTACTCTCTTCCTTTGTTGAGCTGGACTGTCATGCTTGCAAAATAAGCATCGAGGCTCTTGCGTGTTGCTGTGAGGTCGAGCTTTCGGAGCTTCCGCAGCTCTTCCTTCGTGATCTTAACGAGAGGAAAGTCTTTCAAGGAGATGAAGTCGCCGTTTGAGCTTTCAACATTCTCAACAGCAGGAGCAGGTGAGAGCGGAGCGCGTGTGTGCGTCTCTCTCTCTTCTCTCTCTTTCTTATCTCCTTCTCCTTCTCCTTCTCCTTCTCTTTCTATCGGAGTTACATTTGAGTTACCTAATGCAGGTGTAATGCTGTTGTAATGCGTTACATTATCATTACAATGTGCATTGTGCTCTGTTTCAACATCTTCGGAAGGTTCTTCATCGGAGAACATTGCCAGTTTTTGCCGTTCTCTGAATGCTGCAACTCGCTTTCGGTTCTGTTCTTTTCCCTTCTGAATCTTGTCAAGGCTTTGATGTCTTTCCCAGTTCGGGATCGTAATGCAGTCATTCACGATTTCTACCATTCCGAAATGTTGAAAAGTATCAAGAGCGAGCCGCACGGTGTTAATAGGTCTGCGGAAGATTGTTGAAAGCATTTCATCTGTATACGGTATCTTATCATTGAGCATAAACACGCCGCCGTTGTTCTGCTTGCCAGCCAGACAGAGAAGTTTGAACCAGATCACGATAACCGCGTCTCTGTCCGGCATTGATTCGATCAGCAGGATCTTTTCGTCGTCGAAAATGTCTGTCACGATCTTGATCCACTTGACTTCTGCCATTGTCGCACCACCTTCTTTTTTCAGTCGCAGGAATCGCCGAGCGCATAGCGGACGACATACAGCTCCTTGCTGTCCGGCTCCGTTTCGTCCTTCTCGATCAGATGCACCGTCGGACTGTATACGCCGTAGCCGAGGCGCTCGGAATCGTCGAAAACGGTCTCGCAATCCTCTTTCGTGAGGTAGCCGCGATTAGCTACCCCACGTTCGTACTGTTCCTTCGTGATCTGCTTCATATATCCGTATCTCATGCTGCGCTCCTTTCAGAACGGAACCTCGCCGTCGCTGAGGATCTCTTCAAACTCGCCGAGATCTCCGATATCCAGCGGCTCGGATGCCGGAGCTGCGGCTCTCGGAGCTTGTGTCTGCTGGATCTGAGCCGGAGCTGACTGCTGCTGATATCCGCCGTCAGATCCTTTTGATTCGCCGAACTCGACGTTCTGGATCAGGACGTCCATGCTGTAATGCTTCACGCCGTTGTTGTCGGTGTAATCGTTGTTGCGGAGAGATCCTTCGACGATGATCTTCTGACCTTTGGTGAAATACCGGCTGATGAACTCCGCCGTGCTGCGCCATGCTGTGCAGCCGATGAAATCAGCCTGCCGCTCCTGGTCTTTCTGCTTCGGGCGGTTCACGGCAATCCGGAACCGGCATACAGGGATTCCGGATGTTGTTTGACGGTACTCAGGCACGGATGTCAAGCGCCCGATAAGGATAACTTTATTCATAGAATTCTTCCTCCTTTTCAAATTCGTCGGAGAGCGACAGCTGGCCAAACGGAACGAGCAGATGCCGCTGCTGTGCAGCATCATAGATCAGCTCGCACTCTTCGTCGAACTTTCCGGCAAGCTGCGACTTGATCTGCATCGCGGATGTGACCTTGTGCGAGAACTGCGGAATGTAAACATCACGCATGGTCTGCGTACCGTCCGGAAGTTTGACCGGCTCAAAGGTCTTTTCCAGTGAGATATCAAGCTTGATCGTCAGAGCAGCATCGGAACTGCCTTTCTGCTGCATCTTGGTGAGCGTTTCTTCAATCATCTTGTTGATGTCATCGCGGAGCTTGCAAAAAGCCTCGCTGTAAATGGTTACGTCTGCCATGTTATACCTCCGTAATCTGGATCAGGAAGCCTTGCTCTTTTCCGTATACGAACAGATCCTTGAATCCTTCAATGTATCTGTTGTTGTCGTTCGGAAGTTTTCCGGCTCTCTGCAAGGCGTCCAGAACAAACTTTTTTGCGAAGGCGACGTTATCCTTGTCACGCCGCCTTGTCTTTTCGTGCCAAGTGAATGTGATGAAAACAGGCTTGTCGAAGCTGCGCAGCCTTCCGATCTGCAACATGATATCATGCTCGGCCTGCTTCTTCATCTTAGCACCGTCGAATCTGTTACGGTTCATTGCCGCGATATACTCATTCAGTGACGGGAACTTGCCGAAAACAAATACCTCGTCCATGAGATCACTCCTTTTCGTCTTTTTCTTTTTCACCGAGTATCTTTGCAAGTCCGTTTATATATGCTGTGTTGTCATAGCACGTTTTTCTGTCTGTCATATCTTGGAAAGCTTTTGCAAGCCGTATCCTGTCTCTTGCTTCGGCTGTTTCGATCTTTTCAAATCGTTCTGCAATTTTGTGAGCTTCTTCGAGTATTTCAAGAGCTGACCGATTGTGTTCTTCAGCTGAATCGTGATAGCGTTTTGCAGCTTCTTTCATAGTTTTTGCTTTGTATAATTCATCGCGAGCTGTAAATTCAAAGGTTTGTGCTTTCGCTCTCTCCGCCTTTGCTGCGGCATAATAAATTTCAGCAGCATCGACATCGCTTTTATTCTCTGCAACTATCGAAATAACAGCTGCAATCAGTTCAAAATTAGAAGTGATTTTGTTGTGATTGAAGCCTTTTTTCAAAAGCTCTTCTTTGAGCAATTCAAAGCCTGTCATTCATATCACCCCATAAGATCAGCGAATTCGTCATCATCGACGAACGGCGGCTCTTCCGGCAGCGGTTCAGGCTGTGCCGGCTGAGCAGGAGCTTCAACGACCTCATTTGCGACTGATTCGACCGGAACCGGATTGTTTTGCGACTGCTGCGACTGCGGTTCAGCATCCACGCTGTCCACATAGTCAATCGTTCCGTCCTGATTCAGAACGCCGCCGTCCGCTTCATAGGCCTTCTGCATTTCCAGCGACATCATGCCCCACTTTGAAAGAAGCTGACGCAGCATCGTCTTGATGCCCATTGCGTCAAAATCTTTCTCCCAGAACGTATAGCCTTTCTTTGCGCGGTATCCCTGAGAATATGTCAGCGCGTGCTGTTCCATTTTCGCCTTGCTCCAATACAGCACCTTCCGGAAGCCGTTGTGATACTCGAACATTGCGAAATAGCCGATTGTCGGAAGGCTCTGCCGCTGCTCTTCATCCTCGATGTACTTCAACTCGATCTCATCCATAAATGCATCATACCGGATCAGCTCGCCTTCCTTGACAGCCATTGCATTGATGCGCTTGTACTCGCCGGAGCGCTGTGCCAGCTGCAACATGCCGCGATAGCCGAGCTGGAACTGAGCTGTCGTGCGGTTGTTCTTCCGGTCGTTGAACGGAACGAGATAATACTGACCGAGCTGCGGCGACGGTGAAAGGTTCAGCGTCTCACCGAGCAGACCGGCGGAAACGATTGTCGCCGCATCGCAGTTCTGCAATGCCGGGTTTGTTGCGACCGCAGAGCTGATCGCTGTGACGAATCTGGTTGCCTTCTTCGGATCTCCGAGCGTGCGGTTGATAAGCGTCTTGTATCCTGTGGAGTTAATCATCACTCCGAAGGACGGTTTCTTTTCCTGCTTTGCAAGCTGATTGTTTACTGCCATTTTCATTTACCTCCATATTCTTCAAATCGTTTACATGATTTGAAAATCACTTTATTGTTGCACCACCGCTGAAGCGCTCTTAGCTCTTTGCTTGCGTTCGGTTTGTTATACACCATAACGTAAGGATCGAAGCCAAGATCACGCAGAACATATATTCGGTGCAAATTCTCTTGCATTGTGCTGTTGTAGCCGGTCAAAATATAGACCATTCCGAAAGATCCGTGCGGATTCTTTTTCCCGTTTGTTGCATAGTTCCTGAATAGTGGTTCAAGATCATCATGCGGATTATCCCAAGCGAAGTGAACATTCTTCAGCCGCATCCGTTTCAGATCAGATATGTCGTCATCATTCAGGAGACGAATGTCAATCCCTTGTGTGAAGTCAATAACCGCGCCTGTTTCTATGTATTGTGCCATGAGATTACGTTTGTCCGGTTCTTTCAGTGCCGTAATATTCGGATCTAAAACACGGATTTCCTTTTGACCGTTCCAGAAATCCGAAACGTCAGCCACTTTAACGGCACATCTGCCCTCTTTCGCGGCTACATGGCAAAACGAGCATCCGCGTGGACAGCCCCGGCTTGTCATACTTACGGCAAAATCGAATTGAGGATAGATTGAGTAGTCCGGAAACATTCTTTCGATTTCAGGCGGCAGATTCTTATGCGCCGATTTGTCGAAATGCTCCTTGCCGTCAGAACCAAGTGTAATCGCGTATCCTGTGCCGCCTCGGATTATCTCGCCGCAATTCAACGGTGTTTGATCTTCACGGGAATAGGCATCGCTGAAAATCTTGCTCATATAGATTATGTCGTAATAGATGAAATCCGTTTGCCACCATTCGCACGAATCGCCTTTCGCTTTGTGATATGCCGATATTCGCATTAAGGCAAGATTCGGGAAATTGTGACCGTCAACATCTATCAGACCGATCTTCATTATTTCAAGACCTCGTACCGGATCCCGTTCTGCTTCATGAATGCTGCAAGTGCCTTGATCTGCTCGCGTGTTCCGGTGACGCGGAACGAACCGCTGACAAGTCTCTCCGCAGCAGGAGCAGCCGTCTGAGCTGTTTCATGCTGAATTACCGCTTGCGGTGCTTCCGGTTCGCAAATCGCATTCTGAGCACTCTCAGAGCGTGCCGCTTCTTCTGCTTCACGCTGCCTCTGGATCTCTGCCGCACGTTTCTGCTCTTCGGAGTGCTGCCGTTCGATCTGCGCAGCGTATACGAGCGTGCTACTCTTGTCCTTCGTGGCCTTGAACTTGTCGCTGATCGCCGTCCAGAGCGGAGATGCGACGTACATCTTTTCGATCTCTGCAAAGTCGTCCTCGATCTTGCAGACCGCCTCGGAGATCTCCTGCCGCAGCTTCGTCAGCGTCGCCGTCTTGTTCTTCCACTTCGGATTCAGGACATCGGCAAGGTTCAGCCATTCCGGAGCGCCGATGCTGCCGAAGAACGTTTCAAGCTCGCTGTACTTCTTTTCGCTCTCCGCGTTCTCGAATTCCTTGATCTTGGTATCAATCGCGGAAATCGGCTGCTCGATCATGCCGGACAGCTCCTTGCATTGCGATTCCAGAAGATTGAACTTTTCCAGATATGCGGCTTTTGCATCCTTGCGGTACGTCTCGACCTGATCCTTGACGCGGCGAAGGTGTGCGCGTGTCTTTTCGGCGTCCTTCACCGTTTCTTCGGTGACGATCGCATCCGTGCTGTACTGTGCCAGCGCCTCGGTGATCGCAGCCTTGACTTCGGCGAAGTTGCCGATTTCTGCCGGAAGCTCCGGCGTGTCGTAATACATCTTGATTTCAAACTGGTTCATTTCTTCAAAAAACCTCCTTTTTGTTACTGCTATCGGAAATTCCTCAATTTCGGAACACCATACAGCAGAACCTTTGCCATTCAGGTGTTCCCATATCAGCGGAAATCCCCCGATACCGTCGAATAGGCTTGCCATTGTCTTTTCTTCACAGTACTCATTCAGCCGGGACAGAACATACAACCACGGCGGAATCGCAATGCTGTTTCCGAGTGCTTTGTATCGCGGAGAATCTGCCGGTTTGTGTTTCTTGCCTTTTGTGTCAATCCATTCGCCTATGTCAGTCCAGCCGTCCGGATAGCCTTGCAAGCGTTCCGCTTCTAAAGGCGTTAATCGTCTAACAATATAACGACACCGTTCTTTTTCACAGCAAACGGATTGCCGTATTTCTTGTACCTCTGATAGTGCTTGTCGCAATAGCCCAATCCCTTGACCTTTTTGCCACATATTGAACATTTCCTTGCACCTCTGTGTGCTTTCAAGTGACAGGACCGGCACAGCCGTTGCAGATTGCTGATTTCGTTGTTCTGCGGATTGTTGTCTTTGTGGTGAACATCCACATTCTGACTTCTCCCGCATATCTCGCAGCATCCAGTCGGCAACAACTGACGGGCATGGTAATGAACAGTCATCCAGCTTGTTCCGGTTTTCGGCTTCGCAAGCATTGCTTTCCTCATGCAATCCCTGTCGCAATACTTCTGTCTGTTGTAATGCTGCCACGACTGCAATTCCCCATTCGACCACCGCTTGCGCACCATAGGTCTTGCACAATAAGCGCAAAATCGGGCTTTGTGTTCCTGCGGCATTGCAATCATCCTCCTTTACGCGAACGGCATTATTCAGATTGTAGCTTGTGCCGCCGTTCTCTTTTGCTTGTAATGTTCCGTTGATTTCGGATTCTGCACCGTTACGGCAGTCAACAGCGCAGACAATATCGTTTCCCTCTTTTTCTTCATGTGCAATCAATGTGCTGCTCACCCCCCCCCTCATGATAAACGCCTTTGCGCTGCATGTTGAAAAGTATCATCGGCACGTTGTTTCCTCCCATTCCATACTTTGCGCTGATTGTTTCGCAGGTGTCTCCAAGCGGTCTGTATCGTGAATCTTGTCCGTGCGATTCAAACGCAAGGCAATCACACTCAGATTCGCTTTGTCGGGCATTCTCTGCCGCCCCCCGCGTTATTGGCTGTTAGCGTTTGGAATGTCTCAGGATAGCAGCAGAACACGTTAGATCGCGTATCGCCCGTATCAAACTGATTCAGCGTAGGCGATATGTCAGCCGGTTCGATTGTCGGTGCTTCATCTTTGCTGTGCGGTTTGGTTGTTTTGGCATAGCACACAAACTCCTGTCCTCTATCAATGCACGGGCTTGAATCGTGCCGTGCTGATAATGTGCGGCTGACTTCCGGATAACATACCGCAATCCCGCCCTGATTGCAAGCAGGATTCCCACAGTTGTTGTCAAGTGTCCGGCTTGTATCGGCTTCGTATATTCCGCTGTGCGGATTACCGGAAAGCATTGAATTTGACTTGTCGGAACAAATGCCGTAACATACTGCGTGTTCATGCGCTGCCGATAAAGTAAACTGCGCTTCTCCGTTATCGCCAACGCCAAAAGTTGTGCGGCTTTCATTATTATTTCGACTTGCTACCATAGTGTTAATCGGATAGCATACGCTCTGATTATTCACCGTTGACAGCGTTCCGGTCTGCTCATTCTGAATCAGTATTCCTTTGCCCCCCCCCTGCGCATCCGGCTCGTTCAAGGAAACTGATTGCTGTTCCAGTGCTATCCGCAGCATCTCCGGCAGTTCCTTGTTGCGCCGTGCCGCCCGGTTGAGTATGCCCTGACACGCTTTCGCGCTCAAACAGTATTTCGGGTGCGCATTCGCCTCCAAAATCTGCGACAAGCGCGATTCTGCGACGTCTTTGGGGCACTCCCCAAAACTGCGCATCGAGAACTCGCCAAGCAACTGAGTATCCGTTTCCCATGAAACATCCTGAATTAGTCCACCCGTCACAAGGCACTTGAATATCGGGGGCTTCTTTGTCCACCACTCGGATTGTTTCTTCGAGGACTGCGGCGAAATCTCTGCCGCCGTTGACGCTGAATGCGCCCGGTACGTTCTCCCATACCATAAAGCGCGGTCTAATGTCAGCTCCGGTTCGCCCTGATTCGGCATCTTTCTCCCTCATTTCTTTGATTATTCTGATTTGCTCCATGAACAGCCCTGATCGTTCGCCATTCAGTCCGGCACGTTTTCCCGCAACAGACAAATCCTGACACGGACTGCCGCCGATAATCACGTTCACTGTCGGCGCATCTCTGCCGGATATTTTTGTGATATCTCCAAAGTGTCTCACGGTTTCTCCTTTACATCGTAATGATCGCAGCCGGCTGCTTTCCGGATTCCACGCAATCCATGAACTTCATCTCCTGCTGCCGCAGGTATGCAATGTCCTCGAGAACATCGTCACGCTCGATTCTGTAATCGCGGACCGTTGCTCGGAACTCACCGTCACGATACCAGCGAATATACGCTCTCAGGATTGCAAAATGCCAGCCGGTCGCGCTGAGCTGATGAAGGATCTGCGCATAATATCGTTGCGGAATACCGCCTTCCCATTCGTCCCACTGGCTTTTGTTCTGAATCGTCGTCGTTTTTATTTCAAGGATGCCGCGCCGTCCGGTTTCGTCTGTCAGCTCGCCGTCAAGCGTTGCGAACTGCCATTGATAAGCGTCATTCCGGTAAATCCAGTATGCATGATAGTCAAGGCTGTACGTCGGATAGTCAAGCCTGAACAGCTCTCTGATATGTTCCTCTGCGACCTTGCCGAACTTCACGGCAGGTTTATCGGAAATATCCGGCGGAACTTCTTTGCCGGTCTTATACCGCCATAGCTGCACGTTTGAGCACCACGGATTATATCCTAATACGCTGCCAGATTCAGAGCCGCCGATTCCGTACATCCGCTCTTTTAACCATGTTTCGTGATCTTCGATCTTGACGATGCTCATGCTCTGCTTGCCTCGATCAGCATGTTGATTGCCTCACGCAGCATTAGCAGCGCTTCATACTGCTTGTCTTTCACGCTCTCCGTCACGTCAAGCGTCAGCTGCACCGTCTGCTCAGGTTCTTTCATGATCTTCGGCTTTACTGCTTTCGCATCGCGGATCGCATTGCGGACAGCCGTCAGAGACATTCCGGTCTTGCAAGCGTTCTCAGCGATTGACATCCCTGTCATGTAATTATCCATGATCTCGCGCCGCTTGACGTCGGTCATCTTCTTCGGATGCCGTGCGATACGGATGCCTGCCTCTGCGCAGACCTTGCTGATCGTCGCCGCCGTCTGGCTTGTCGAGTTCATGATATCGACGACCTCAGAACCGCCTGCGGCCATTACAATGATCTTCTTCCGGATCGTGTCCGGCAGATACTTCTTGCTTGTCGCCATTGACTTTTCTCCTTTTCCGTGCTATAATAGCACCAGTCATATTATTCATTTCGCCGTGTCCGAGTTACCAGATCGGATGCGGCCTTTTTCTTAATTGCCGAGCCAGACATAATACTGCTCGGGAACGTCGTCAAATTCTTCACCGTCCACGCCGACGATCAGAGCCGTTCCGTAGATATGCCGTCCGCTGATGTATGATGCGAGATCGTTGTGCGGATACTGCTTCAGCATTCCTTCCTCGTCCACGATCATCACGCCGCCGTCTTTCAGGCCGACCGTCTCAATGTGTCCGCCGACAGCATTCTGCAATGCGTGCAGATCGTTTTCGACATCCACGATGCTGATGCTGTTCAGATCGAGCTTCATTGCTCTGATGCTCATACTCTACCTCCTTTCAGATCATCTTCGATGACGTCGATGCGCTGGATCACTTGCAGCCGGCAGCCGTCCAGACGTTCACGGACGAGCCGCTTTGCAAGCCGCTCGGCTCTGCGCTCGACGCTCTGCTCTGCTTCCTCGACTTTCGCGTCTGACGCAACCTTGAAACCGGCAGCGATCAGAATGACGATGAATACCAGCGCGAGGAAGAGCACCACAAGGCCGCATCCGTACTCGAATTCAGATAGATGATGCATCCTGTTCTCCTTCCTGCTTTACGCATATCCGGCAGCATCGCTTGCCGAGCCAGATGCGCGTTTGTCTTTTGTCGTAAAGCGGTGCGCCGCATATACTGCAATTCACCGGCGGACGCAATTCATACGGATTGAGCAGTCTCTGCTCATGTTTCGACTTTTCGCTTTTCATTCGCTCCACTCCTTTCGACTGCGAGCCAAAACTTCACGACCGCTTTTTTGAGATCCTGCATTCGTGCCTCTCGCTCTTCCGGCGTCAGCTGCGGTCGAATGATTCTGATGATCGGTTCCGGCGAAGGCATTGCGTTCACTCCTTTCTTTCATTACCTGCGCAGCGCGTCCAGCGTTCGTTCGGCACGAATGTGCCGCAATAGTGCTCGCGGTAGTAAGCGTTCCGGCGTGCTCGTGTCTCGTCGGTTGCTTTCTCCGCAGCCTTGCGTGCGCTGCGGCTGAGACAGTCGAGCACCGGCGTCCGGAAGTCCTGCGTGATCGTTCCGAGTTCGTTCATTCTCCTTCCTCCTGTTCAGAATCACCCCGAAAACGGGATGCTGGCGCTAAAAAAATATCGGCTTTCTCATTGTTGTCAACGATAGAAAGCGCATCGCAAATTTTGTCGATTTCTTCTGTGTCGAAATAGCGTTTTCCGAGAAGTTTTGCAGAAAGCGTGTTGCTTGAAATACCAATAGCTTCTGCAAGTTTCTCCTGTGTCATGCCTGCTCTCGCAATGGCGCTCCTGAGAAGATTCTTGTTAAGCACATTATCGCCTCCTTTCCATCCCGTTTTCGGGATGCCTTTATAATACCACATATTTTTGTATTTGTCAACCCTTTTTCGGGATATTTTCAAAAATTTTTTTGAAACACTATTGCATTTTAGGGATACAATATGTTATAATAGTGTCAGAAAGCACGAAAGGCGGTGAATATTATGGATGAACGTGCAAGAAGAATACAGGAATCAATATTAAAAAAAGGGATCTCTTATGCGGAATTGGAGCGAATGACAGGGGTTTCACACTCAGCGTTGCAAAGGTACGCTTCAGGCAAAACGAAAAAGATTCCTGTTGACGTTATAGAGAAAATAGCAGAAGTAACTGGCGTCTCATCGCGATATCTAATGTGCTGGGATGAAGAAAGCAAGACAAATGAAGAAACGCCTCTAGAGCCGCTGGCTCTAAAGGCGTCAAAAAGTGAATGGATCTATATACTTGAAAGGATGTCGGATGAAAACCTCATTAAGCTGAGGGATTATGCTCTGCTTCTTCTAATGTCACAAGACCAAGACGGTCAAGGAGATCAAGGATCTGCGAAATGATTTCTGCGCGTTCATCTTTCGTCATGTCGTCGCCTCCTTGAAAATGGGTGTGCCGCTCCGGCGTGACACGGAGCGACACTGTATCAGGTTACCGAGTGCTGCGATCGTGGTGCGATGTATGCTGAGACTGTGCTGCGTTCGGCTGAGGCTTCCGGTTGCCTCTGTCATTATCATACCACATACATAGGTATAATCACAAGCCATTTTCAGGATAACCTATGTATATCATCGGTATAGTTTTCGGATAAGAAAGGATCGTTATTATGGCTATCGAATCATTGAAGCGCAACACAATCCACCGCTTGAAAGAGATCAAGGAGCAGCAGCAGCTTTCTATTGCTCAGATCATGGATATGATGGAAAAGCGCGGTCTGTACGTCTCAGAGCCGACGCTGAAAAAGCTGTTCGCAAAAGGATCCGAAGAAAAACACTTCCGGTATCAGGACAGTATTGCTCCGGTCGCTGATGTGCTGCTCGACATCTACGGAGACAATTCCGGCTTGCAGGACGTGGCATCGCTCAAAGAGATCATCCGAGAGAAAAACAAGTATATCGAGATGCTTGTCTGCAAGCTGGAAGAGCGTGAGGCAGAGGCGTCAGAAAATAAGACGATATACGAGGACCGCAAGGCAGCATACGAAAAGACGATCTCAGCTTTTGAGAATCAGGTTGACAGACTGAACGAACAAATCGACCGAAAAGACATTATCATTGAAAAACTTATGTCCGCAGTTTTGCCGCGTGAAAAGGAGTGATATCAAATGGCAAAGAGAAGAAAGACACCGATCTGGAGACGGCAGAGACCTAGCACGAAGATCAAGCGTAAGGTTGCGAAGTTCACAGGGATCCCGACAACCAAGAGCGGACGCAAGGCGAAGATCCGCAGAGCGTGTATGCCTGGATGCGTCGTGTCGATCGCAGCGGTCGGAGCTGCGGCCTATCTGATTGCACAGATGTTTTGAAGGAGTGATGCAGTATGTTCTTGCTGCCAGAGCTGAAACCGGAAGAGATTCTGATATACCTCCGCAAGAGCCGGACAGACGATCCGGCGCTCACTGTAGCTGAGACAGTTGCCAAGCATGAGCAGATGCTTGACGACTATTCTATGCGGACTTTCGGGCAGCTCGTTCCGGAAGAAAACAGGTTCCGCGAGGTTGTGTCCGGCGAGACGATTGCCGCAAGGCCTGAGATGCAGAAAGTGCTGCATCTGATCGAACAGCCGAAATATAAAGCAATCCTAATCGTGGAGCCGCAGCGTCTGAGCCGCGGCGACCTCGAGGACATCGGAAGGCTGTCAAAGCTGCTGAGGTACACGCGCACCGTCGTAATCACTTTGCAGTACAGCTATGATCTCGAGGACGAACGCGACCGGGACTATTTTGAAAGAGAGCTGAAACGCGGAAACGAATATCTGGAATATTCAAAGCGCATCATGGCAAACGGAAGAGCGCTTTCCGCAGAGCGCGGAAACTATACAGGAAGCCGCGATCCATACGGTTACAAGCGAGTATTCCGGAAGGACGGCAAACGGAAGTTTCCGACATTGGAAATCGTGCCGGAAGAGGCCGAAATCGTCCGCATGGTTTTTTCGATGTACGCCGACGGAATCGGTGCGACAAAGATATGCAGCCAGCTCAACGCGATCGGAAGCGTTCCGAAGATCGGGAAGCTCTGGTCTCCGCCTGCGATATACTCAATGCTTGACAATCCGGTTTACAATGGAAAGATACGTCATGGAGAGCGCAGAACCGTGAAAACGGTCGAGGACGGAGAGATCATTGTAAGGAATCCTCACCGCAAAGATTTTCAAGTATATGACGGAAAGCACGAAGAAATCATTTCAGATACGCTATGGAGCGCCGTCCGCAAGCGCAGAGATGCGAGAGACCTACCGAAGGTGAAAGTATCAAAGAAACTGCAAAACCCTCTCAGCGGACTTGTATTTTGCTCCTGCGGTCGTATGATGATACGGAGACCGTACTCAGGCAGATGCGCTGACCGGTATCAATGCCCGAATCAAACTTACTGCGACAATGCAAGCTGCACGATGCAGGAAATGCTTGACGCGGTGACCTCTGCGCTGCTGAATGCCTTGCACGATTTCGAGGCGAGCGTCACGGCAGACGATGCCGGAGCAGTTGACAGGCAGTCTGAGCTGAGGAAGGTTCTCACGACACGCCTTGCAGAGCTGGAAAACAAAGAGCGTGCGTTGTGGGAAAAATACGCCGAAGGAATGCCGAACAAGATCTTTGACGATCTGATCGCAAAAAACGAAAAGCAAAAGGAAGAGGTCACGAACATGATCGACCAGCTCGACAGCGAGCCGGAGCCTATTAACTATGAGGAACGTGTCGTGCTGTTTTCAGAAACTCTTGACGCTCTTCGGGATCCGGATGCTCCTGCAGCGGAAGTCAATGCACTGCTGAAAACCTGCATCCGCCGCATCACGTACAGCAGAGAACGCGGACAAAGAAAAAGCGGAACGCGGGACGGCTGGGATGTCAAGCCGATGAATCTGCAAATAGAACTTAATCTCTGATAGACATCATGTCGGGATAGACGAATACAAACCAAGATGATATACATAGACAAAGAGAACCGGCAGAGCGCTTGCCCTGCCGGTTGCTTTTATTCCTGACCGAGTGCGTGGATAGCCTTCTGAATCGCGTGCTGCGCTTCGGGAGAAACGTCTCCCATCATGCCTTCCATTTCACCGATCAGCTTGTCCTTCGCTTCATCACGGCTGTATCTGCCGGAGTAGTCGTCAGCATATCTTCCCATGCTGTCACGACGTCTGCGGTTGCTTGTACCGCCTCCGTCGCGCTGCGTGTAGAAGAAGCCGCGTCTGCCGGACATACCGTCACGGTACATTCTGCCGGAGTAGCCGTCACGGCTCTCCTGCTCGCTGCGTTCCATTGCATCGACGGTGTCAATACACTTGATTGCGTGCGCGAGCTTGTCGATGTATTCGAGGTTCTGCTCTGTAACAGACTTATCCGCAAACATTTCGAGTTCATCCATGAGCTTATCACGGAGCTGCATCATTTTATGCATAGTGATCCTCCTTTCCCGTCAAAGCGCACGCCTTACGCCGATATAATCGACGGTGAGGTTCGCGTTCTGGACGTCGATTGCCTGTGTGCTGGTATTCCGGACGGAAATGCTCTCGCATCCGCAGAGGCTCGGAACAGCGACGAAGATCTCTGCGCCGACGTTCTGGAAGTCTCCGACCGCTGCGGGCGTTGCGATCATTGTGCTGCTCGGATCCGGTTCGCCGTTGATCGAGATCGTCAGCTGGATCGGCTCGATTTCGCCGTCCTCTGCGATCGCGATATTTGCGTGAAAGCTGACGCGGTACAGAGTTTCATACACCTTGCGGCAGCCATTGCAGCCGCAGCTGCATCCGCAGTTACGGACCGGCGAATTGTTTGCGAGCTGGAAAACACCAGATTCGTCTCTGTGGAAAATCAGCCCACGGTTGCAAGGTACCGGAGATTCAGTGAAGATCACCGGAGCATTGACCTCAACGGTCTGCGTTGCGTTTGCGCTGTATTCAGCAGCCATAAATGCCACCTCCTACATCAGCCATTAAAACCGCAACCGCAGCCGCCTGCGACGTTCTGCGCACAGGTAAAGATCGGAGAATTTCCGTATACGGGCTGTGCCGGAATCGGGCAGCTGCGCAGTTCCTGCACGAGCTGATTTGCGACAGTTGCTTGCGAAGTTCTCAGCTCGGATGTCTGTGCGACCTGCGATGCCTGCATGTTTGCAAACTGAAGCTGCGAGCGGAGATTATCGTTTTCGCGCTTGTAGCCGTCGAGTTCAAGCTGGCACAGCTTGTCGAGGATCGCCTGAGTGTTCGCGGTGCTGTTTGCGCGTGTAGCGCACTCTTCCTGCGCGATTGTGAATTTGACGTCCTGTGTTGCTGCGCGGTTGTCGCAGCAGCACTGTGCAAGCTGCGTTGAAAGGTTTGTCAGACCTGCTGTGTTTGCCGTCTGAGCTGCAAAGGATCGTTCCAGGTCTGCGAGCTGGTTTGTATACATCTGCTGAGCGAGCGCGTTCTGAGCGCCGTTGATAGATGCATTCACGCCGTTGAAGCCGTTGCAAAGGTTGTTGTTCACGCCTGCAAAGCCGTTTGCGAGAGACATCTGGACGTCGCTGCAACAGCCGCAAAGCTGCGTGCTGAGACCGCTGATGCCGTCACGAACGGAAGTGATGCTGTCGCTGATCTGAGCGTCGCGGAAGCCTGCGTTCGTGTTGTTGTTGATTGCCTGCTGGCCTGTCAGGAGCCACGGGAAATCATAACCGCCGAATCCGCCATAGCCGCCGCCAAAACCGCCGAAGCCACCGCCGAACATGCCGAACAGCAGGAAAAGCGTGATGAGGCTGCCCCAGTCGCCACCGAAGCCCATGCCGCCGCCGTTCTGATTGCCGAGAGCATAGACCGGCGCCGGATAAGCATAGCCGGTGTTGACGTTTCCAGCCGGTGAGACAAGCATGGTCGTATCCATGCCGCCGTTGTTTTCACCAAGTGCCATGATATTTAGTTCCTTTCGTAGTGTGATTTATATATCCGCCCTGCGCACTGACGGTTATATACTGCTGAGACTTATAGTGAATTTATAGTGAATTTATAGTTATCGTCGAAACATTCCTTGCATCATCTGCATAAACTGCGGATTCTGCTGCGCTTGCTTTGCCTGCGCAGCTGCTTGGTTGTACTGCTGCTGCGTTACGCCGCCGGAGTTCATAAGGTATTCAATCATCCCCTGAGGCGACTGCAATGCGCTCTGTGGCGGCATCTGCATTCCTCTCTGCTGGAAGAACGCTGCCGGATTCTGCATGAACTGCATAAAAGCCTGCATCATCGGATTCATTCGGTATCATCCTCCTTTTTTCTCGACGTCGGTTTCTTCTGGTTTGCGAGTGATTCGATCATTGAACGAAGCACGTTCAGATCAGCTGCGACAGCGTCTCTGAGCGCTTCGAGCTGTGACAGCTCCGCGTATACAACCGCAGGAGTTGAAGGCTGTTCCTGCTTCTCCTGCGCAGTCTGAGCGGCATCCTCAAACACGATGCGAGCCTTGCGGAAGATCGGCTGGTCGAGCTGCGAGAATCCCATTGTCTTTTCATACAGATACGGTCCGGTGTCGTCTCTCATCGTTACCGTGTAGCCAGGTGCGACCGGATAGCGCCGAGCCTCTTCCTCGCCGGAAACTGAGACGATGCCGCCGCTGCGGATCTGCTGCTGTACCGGCTGCTGCTGCGGAAGCGGAGCCGGTTGCTGGTAAAGACTGTTTACCGGCGGATAATACGGATAGCCGAACTGCGGTGCAATCATTTTTTATCATCCTCCAAGAAGAAAAAGTACGACGGCACATCATGCCCTGAATCCCATGTATCATAGTAGTCTCCGTCCTGCACAGCAACGACGTGAGATCCGGTCGCAACGATGTACGTTCCTTCCGGATGATCTGCGGCAAAGTCTGCGATCGTGTAACAGTCCGGACATGTTGACGGAAGGACTTGCTGCACGAAACCATGCTCACGGAGATACTTTTCCCAGACTGCGTTCGTGTCTCCCCACATAGCGTCTTGCAAGCCGCGGACCGTGAGATCCATGTAAACTTTCTCCCATTCCATGCCGAGAGCCTTGCAGATTGCGCGTATTACGCAATCCCCGGTATTGATTCCGCGAGGGTTCGGATTGTACTCAATAAAAGCCATTTTTGCACCGCCTTTCTATCCTTATTATGACAAAAAAACAGCCTCCCCGCAAGGATGCGGAGAGGCTGTTTTCAGGTTATTTTTAGGTTATTTTTAGGATGTCTGACAGATTGCGAACAAGAGAACGGATGTATCTCGGATCGAGCTGAACGATTTCCGCGATTTTTTCATAGGTGTAACCGTCGATCAGCTTCATTCGCATGATCTGACGGTTTCTTTCGGAGTGGATGTGTTCGCCGATCAGCTCGGCGAGTTGTGAGTTTGATAGTGTGATGTAATGCTGCATTTGTTTCACTCCTTATTCAGTTTTCAGATAGGTTTCAGCGTACCGCCGTACTTCTTGCCGTCAATCATCATTTCGACTGTGATGCCAGAATCGGTGTCCGGCTTCTCCGGCGGTTTGTCAGGCTGTTTTCCGTACCCGTTCAGGCCTTTCGCTTTGATGCGTGACGGAAAATCGCTGTAGGAAATATCGGTGTCAACATTTCCGGTGATGCCGCTGACGATGCCCTTCTCGGAGTTCTGCCAGATGCCGACAGCTCCGTTATAGTTGAGCTTGCTGCCCCATTCGGCGATCCAGAGCGTGTACCGCGTCTTGATGTCGTCCTCAATATGCGACTGCAAGAATGCTCTGCTCGTGTAAAGACCAGCCCAGTAACCGGCGATTTCAAGCTGTCCGCAGAATGCACGGACCATTGCCGAGCAGTTCTTCATGCCGGTGTCGAGCGCTGCCTTTTCTTCCTGGTCAAAAAAGATCGGATATTCAAACTGTTTGCCTTTGATGATCTCGATGCAGACTTTCGCTTCTTCAAGCGCCTCGGAGACGGTTGTCGCGTATGAATACCAATACACGCCGACCGGGATTCCTGCCGCCTTTGCGCCTGCATAGTTTTCCTCAAAACGATCATCTTTCTGCGATGCCAGCTTGCCGAATCCGGCTCTCAGGATTGCAAACTGGATTCCGGCAGCTTTGACTTTCTGCCAGTCGATTTTGCCATTGTGGACGCTGACGTCGATTCCTTTCACGCCTTCCATTCTTGCAACTCCTTCCTTCGGCAAATCATAGTACTTGTAAAAATCATCGGTGACGGATCCGTTTCCTTTGGTTTCGTCGCCGTACCACTTTCCGGAGCTGCGCACGTCGCAATGCGTCCACGCATCATTGATGCGTGCAATGCCGCGAAATCCGATGTCCTGCGCCGCGCAGCATACCTTATATGTGACGATAGGCTTTCCGCTCTGATCGTAGCAGCAGAAGTCCGCTGCTTTGCCGAGCGTGTGCTGACCGGTTCCGGTTCCGCCGACGCTGATATCATGATCTTTGCAGCGAAAGCCGCTGCTGATGACGATTGAAGAGCATCCGATCTTGTCAAATAGCTGTTCGAGCTTTTCAATTAGCTCCGTGTCGAGCTGGAAATCGTGATCTTTGCCGCACTTGCACTTGAATTCTTTGCAGCTGAAATGCTGCGACAGCTCAACGCTGTCATTCGCGCCGAACGTCTGGATGCTCATTCATCGCCGCCTCCTTCATCGCTTCGCAGCATCGTGAGGATGAAGTTCATCACGGCAGAAATGCCTGCCGCCGCAGCGGAAAGCAGAGCCGCACGCCATACGTTCCAGCCGCCGCCGATCAGAGCCGCATCGACCGGAATGCTCGCAAGGAATGCTTGCAGGAAGGTCTTGAAAGCACGGACAGCAATGTCCTTCCACTTCTCCGCAGCTTCATCCTGTCCCGGAAGCGCTCTTGTCGTGTTCTTCTTACGCCAGAATTTCTTGATAGTGATTTTCTGTCCCATGAATAACCCTCCTTTTAATTGTCGCCGATCAGGACGGCAATGTTCTTTCCGGCGCCGTCCTGTTCGACAACTGTTTCTTCAACGTATTCGAATCCGTTGATAAATTTGATTGTTTCTGCCACGCAGAATGCTGTCAGGATAATGCAAATCATCATTACGCATAGCGCAATAATTGTGACTGTGAGTGCTGTTTTTAGCGATTTATCGAACCGCTCACATGCTAGGTTGTATCTCTCGTGCCATTCTTTGTCTCTGTAACATACATCGCATTTATCCATAGACCGGCTCCCTTCTGTTTTACTTGAAGATCACGCCGCCGATCGCTGATGCAAGCAACCCGATAACCGCAGTAAGAATAATGATGTCAATTTTCGTGATTGTGCTGAGTGTTGTCTGCATTTTTGCCTGAGCAATGCTCAGTTCCGTCATTTTTGAATCCTGCTTTTCGTGTCTGTCTGAACAGGTATCCTTCTGCACATACCTGGAATCGAAATACTCGGTGAGTTCTTTGAGCTGGTTCGCGTCCATGATTACACCCCCTATTATTCCGCCATAATTTCCGGGAAATCACAAAGCAGCCGATTGTAAAGCGCTTTCGCACCTTCTTCTGTCGGATGCACTCCGTCTGCGAGCATTCCGGTATACCATACACCAGCCGACGAAGAGCCGACAGCTTTTGCAAAGTCAACATATCTGTGTCCGCTGCTTCTGATCCACTCGTTTTTCTTCTCGTGGTTATACTGCGGAACGGTCGGAATTGTTGCAAATATTGGCGTTATTCCGTATTGATTACAGATACTGAGCACCGTATCAATACCGATTTTCCAAGCAGCAGACGGAGCATCCAACGTGTCGCTTCCGTCGTTCATGCCTAAGCACCATAAAATAAATCTTGGCTTTCCGAGATTTATAGTGTTTTTAAGCGCTGTCAGCGCTGTGACAGTTGCTTGACCAGCATATGCGTTTGTAAACACATTATCTGCATATCCGTCAAGTGCCATATAGTACACCCAGCGTTCAGGATACCACGAAAAATAGCTGTCGCCATACGCATACACAAGTTTATTTGCATCAAGCGACTGGAACGAGAACGAGCAGTCATGCAACGAGCTTCCTACGCTTTTAACAAACGGAGTTCCGAGGCTTGCAAGCCAATCTGGATCGGATGTATCAAATGAATAGCCATTTGAAGTGATTCTGAAAGTTGCTGCCCTGAAGTTTCTCGGATTTTCTGTACCGTCAGTTCTGGATGTAATCTTTACTTGAATGTCATTCTCAATCGTTAAGCCGTGAGGAATTGGTTCACTTGCAACAGCATCTTTATGGATTGTGATATTTGTATCGTCAATCTCGATGTAGTATCCGCTTCCGCCACCATTTCCTCTGCCTATTTCAATTTTTGAAAATGTTGTAATCTCGGCGCTAAATGATTCCACAGTTTTTTTATTGATGTTTTGTCCGGGCAATTTGAAACTATCACCTGACGCAAGATTTCCGGATACTCGATGCGTATCAAGCTGCGAACCTTTCACAACATATCCGGTAGTTGTATATGTGCGCGAAATATTCGAAGAGTACTCGCTGTATTCTGTAACAATGACCGATGCGATTCCGCTCGGAACCGTATAAGATGAAATTAATCCAGATGAATCACCTGCTGCCGGGACTGCATTCATGTCCGCATCAAACGCTGCAACAAACCTGAAAGTGCGATCAGAAAAAATCACATCGCCTTCATTAACTGAGATTGGATTAGAATAATGAAAAGAATCGCTTTCATGAACGACACCGTCAGGTCCTATATATCCATTCCCCCATGTAAGATCAAGCGAAGATGTTTTTCGATATGTTTCATATTCAGCGCCGACTGCCTCTGCGACATCATTTACACTGTTTCTTGCAGTCAAGTCTTTTGCACTGATTATTTCATAAGTAATTGTTTTCTGAATAATGCTTGAAGGCGTCGTATACTGAGAAATTACAATTTTACTAATTCCGCTCGGAACGGTGTAAGATTTGGTATCTCCTACATCATAGCCCTTTGCAGGAACAGCTAAATCATCAGAATCAAATGCTGCCACAAATCGAAAATTGCGATCTGAACTCACAACATCTCCAGTATTAACTGAAATCATGTTTGAGTAGTGCATACTATCGCTTGAATGAGTATCGCCGTCAGTTCCCATATATCCAGAAGTCCATGTAATCGTCAATGTAGTTGTTTCTGTGGCAGTTCCTAAATCTTCTGTAACAGTATTAACTGTTGCGGAGACATTTTCGACCTGTGATCTTGCAGCATCATCCTTTGCGGTGATCGCTTCTCTTGTTTTTGTGTGCGTAATTGTTGCGGTATGTCCTGTGTACTCGGTAAGAATGACAGAAGCAATTCCGCTTGGAACTGTATAAGTCTTATTGCTTCCGGAATCGTCGCCTTTTGCCGGAACTGCAACACCGTACTTGTCAAATGCAGCTACAAAACGGTAGTTGTAATTTGAATTGATCTCGTCGCCTTCCTGCACATAAATTTTATTTGAATAATGCATACTATCTCCTGAATGAGAAACGCCGTCAGTACCTACATAACCAGAAGTCCACGTCAAAGACAGATTATCTGTTTTTGTTTGTTCCCCGAGTGATTCAGAGATTTCGCCAATCGTGTCATATATTTCTCTCTCTGCATCAGTATGCGCTGAAAAGTCAGAATCGCATCTTGCTTTCAGTGTTCCAAAAGATACTCCATCAGAATTTACACGAGCTCCTGCGACTTCCGGAGCAACAACAGCCTCAGCTGTTGCGGATATCTCAATCTGGTCAATCTGCCCCTGAAGATTTGCTGTTGCTGTCGCAACATCAGATGCGTTTGCTTTTCCTGCAACATCCTCACCAATCGCAGCAAGATCAGATACATCAGCTTTTGCTGCAAGTGCTGCCGGAAGTCTCAGTTCTTCTGAAACAGCAACATCAACCGCTTCAACAATAGGAAATGAACCGTTGTTTTTCGGTTTCAGAGTATCAATGATTTTTACCGACATTCTTTATCCCTCCTTAATTTCAACGGTCGTTTCTCCGAGGCCTGAGTTTGTGGATCTGTAAATCTTATACAGTTCCTGATATCCGGAAGCATTTGTCAGAATCTGATCGACCGGTTCCTCAAAACCTCCCTCGAATCCACCGACATAAAAGGCGACATCACCGAGCCGCGCCGGGATCGCGTACACAATGTACTCGCCGGATCCGGCATCAACCGTAATTGTTCTTGCAGGATTGTTGCTGAGAACCTTTGACAACGATGTTACATCCTCAATGTCAGATGCGGCACCGTAATATATCTGGTTTGCAAAGCTGACAGACACGCTTTTGCTTGCATCTGTCTGTCCGTCTGTTACGTTGAGCGTGTAAGTCATGTTTGTTGTGACAGACGTAAACGCTTTGCTGTTTCCTGACACAGCCATGCCGTTGATGTTCTGCTGCGTTGCGGCTTTGTTGATCGTCCATGCAAGGTTGATTGTATTTGAAGAGCCAAGCTCGCAAATCGTAGGAGATGCAGTAAACGTGTTGATTTTGATGTCAACATATTCAAGAGCATCGAGCCGCGCTCTGATATCCACGCATTCAGCTTCGCTTGCTTTCGTTGAAACGACATCAGTCAGATCATCGAGAGCAGCCTGCGATGCCTTTGTATCAACGACATCGGAAAGAGCTGCGAGATCCGCTTCAGTCTGCTTTACTGCAAACCGTTCATCTTCTTCGGCTTTCGAGTATGTGTCATAAGGATAACGCTTTCCGTTCTCGATCTCACCTACGAACATGTGACCATGCGGAAACCTGTTGCGGTCATTGTAGCCGTCCTCAACCTGATACGGACAGCCTCCGAACATAGGATTACCCATTTGCTGATACCACCTTTCTGATAATTACCGGCTTCGCGTCGAAAACGACATAGTCATCGACGAACGCAACAAGATAATACTTGCCTTCCGGAAGGTTTGTGTCCTCGCCGTCGAGCGTGACGTTAACGATCTTGTCTTCTTCGTCAACGTCGGCAGACGTAAATACCTTTTCCAGCACGACAGTATCATCCGGCTTGCGGAGCTGCACTGTCAGTTGCTCATTGCTTTGCAGCTTGTACCGCCATACAGCATCGACGACAAGCTGGATACCGATGCTGACCTTGTGTCCGGCATAGATCACAAGAGCGCCTGCAAACGGATCTTGTTTCGGCGGAAAACTCATAGTATCAAACCTCCTTCATCTGTAAACGATTTCAACGGAAGACGGTTGCACAGTTCCGGCGACCGTGACCGTCTGACTGCCTTTTCCGAGCACGATGACCGGCATCGTGATTGATGTCTCGACCGGATCTGAAATCGGATTGCCGCTTGCATCGTTTTCCAGATGCAGCACAGCTGCACCGCCTTCTGATCTGCGGATATAATCGCCGGCATAAAGTTTCTGCGAGATGCCGACAGCGGCTCTTTCAGATCCATTGACAGAGACTGCTATCGTGATCGTTCCGCTGCGGTCAACGCCGACGCCTCCGGATTTTCCGTACACAGCCCACGTCTCAGAAGACTGTGCAAGAGCGGTCACAAATGTGATAGGCGGAGCGCCTGACGCTGTTTTCTTCGGGACGTTCAGCGCAGCTATCTCAGCAGAAAGAACGCTGTTATCCTTTTCAGCTGCCGTCATCGTGTTCGTGACGGTGTTCGCATAGCGTGTTTTCTGCGTGATGCTTGCCGGAAGATTTGCCAGTGTGACTGAAATCACAGTCTGCGTCAGGACGTCGATTTTCTTCTCGACGATTTTCTGAGTTGTGAGAATATCCAGGAATTCATCGTACACCGTGCCGGTGTCGCCGACCTCGAATGTTGACAGGCCGTGAAATCCTTTGTATTCGTCGAGTGTTCCGAGGTCGGCAAAAGTGACCTGATACGATGCATTGACCTGCTTTGCTTTGTCTGCGTAGTCGTCCAGATCATCCGAGAACTGCTGCGCCGGTGTTCCGGATTTATAACTAAATTTCGCATAAATCGTTCTGTCAAACGGCAGGCCGAGCGAAGATGCATCTGCGATTCGCGTCTGCACATCTGTTCCGGTTGTTCCGACCACAGCGGAATACTGCGCGTCGGCATCATATGTAGCTGTAACTCCGATCATATTCACAGCGTAAGAAAGAACGAATGCGTCATCCTGTGCGCCTTCCATTCTGCTGTTAATGCTGAACCGGAAGCCGTCAACATAAAGCTCTCCGCCAAATGTCGAAGCGATGCTGTTGCTGTCGCCGATCAGAGCGGCTGTCAAAGTGATATTGTCATACTCTGCGGACGCAGTTGTGCTGATGTCTGAAGAATAACTGAATGCATCACACGCCTGCGCGTTCGCTGTCGGCCTGTACACGGAGCTGAATGCACTTCCGATTGCCGCCTGACAAGCTGCTGCGGAAATCGTGCAAGCACGAACAATAACTGAATTTAGATCGTAAAAGACGTGCTTTGCATCGACAGTGATTGACAGCTTGCCGCCGGTCTGTCTCTGCTTCTGGATCTTGTATATCCGCATCGGCTGAAACGTCATCACGCCGCGCTTTTCAATCGGAACATATAGGATATTGTGAAGCTGCAAAGCCTTCCATGCGCCGTCATCATCGACCGGATGCACAAGCCGGATTGAATGTGCCTGCTGCTCTCGCAGCGTAACTTCTGCGGATTGCGGAAACAGGCATCGCAGACCGTTCGTCGTGAACGCTGTTTCATTCGGCGGATAAACTCTGATAGGAGGCGGCTGATTCCACAGTCCGTACATCACAACCACCTCTCATTTTTCGTGAGCTTGATCTTCGTTGCGTTTGACATGTCGAGATAGTTCAGATCGTCCGGAATCAGAATCAGATCCCAGATCTTGCCGGTCGTGTGATCGTCAACGACGTTCTTCACGCCACCGGTTCCGAGCTGATATGTCATCCGTCTTGGAACGTCGATGTAAATATCTCCGGTCAGTCCGGATGTTGAGAATTCAACGCCGTTCAGGTCGATAGAAAATCCGTCGCTGCATCCTTGTGCCAGAATGACAGGATCAGCGTAAAAGTTTCCGATTACGTCGAAATCGTTTGAAGCGTTCGTGAATTCAAGCAGCTGGTTCGCGGTGCTGTACTTGAACGGATCGCATTTCAGAGTGATATGCAGCTCGATTGCGCCGTTTCCGACGCGCTGCTGATCTATCGCCACAAGCTGCCGGATAATTGCGCATCTGTCCGGAATGTGCGAGAAAGTCATTTTTCTGCCTTCTGCAAAAAACAGGATAACATTGTCGATATTAAGTCCGAGCATAACAGCATCAATCTCGACCGTGATATCATTGTAAAAATGAGCAGACTTGTAAAGATTGCTGAGCCTGCCGCCCACCGTCAGCACGTCCTTGCTTTCGACGGCAACAGGCCACATCGGAAGCTGCTTGCAGAACAATCCGACGGAGCGCGATGAATAGCCGCCTACATTGATTGTATTTCCAAGCATTCTTACCACGCTCCTTGCATTGCATTATTCTGCGCCGTCAGCGTTTGCAGCTCCTGTCCGAGCCGTTCTGCGACGTGACGGATATCCATGTCAGACGCGATATTCGCGGAAATATTGATATTGATGACCTGCGACATACCTCCATAACCGCCGCCGGATGCTGCCATGTTCGCGGTCGGACTGAGAACCATGTCGCCGGCAAGACCTCGCACGGCATTTGTCACCAAATGTTTGTTCCGTTCGATGCCGGCAGCAAGACCTTTCATGAAATCAGGCATCCAGCTCTCATAGTCCGTGAGAGGTCCTTCATCCGGAACCGAGAAATGCAGGAAGGATTTGATTTTGCTTGCGACACCGGAAACCGCTTCCGTGATTGCACCGATCTTCGACTTGATGCCGTTTATCAGCCCTTGAATCAGATCCGCACCCCATGTGAACGCCTGTGTCGCCATGTTTTTGACTGCATCGCGGAATTTTCCAATCAGCTCGGATGCAACCGCTTGCATATTCGAGAAATACTGCTTGATTCCGTTAATCAGAGCCATGACAACCTGTCCGGCGCTGCTAATGATCTGCGGTAAATTCTGGATTATACCTTGAATCAACGCAACCGTCAAGCGGATTCCACATTCAACCAATTTTGGTAGATTCATTGCGAGAGTCTGAGCCAATTTATCAATTATGACAGGCGCTTTTTCAAGGATGATCGGCATCGCTTCTATAAGCCCATTCGCCAAACCTTCGATAAGCTGAATTGCACAATCTACGAGGATATCAATATTATCCACAAGCATTTCAGCGATCTGCAAAAGGACGGAGATGATACTAGGTATCAATACCGGCAAAGCCTCGATCAGGCCTTGACCGAGCTGCGTGATAATGTCTAAAGCGAATTGAATTATAGCCGGTGCGTTTCGGATAATCGCTTCTCCGAAAGACAATAGAGCGGATGAAAGAACAGGTGTCAAGCTCGGAAGCATACCGACAATACTGTCAAGCAAGCCGACAAGCACCTGCTCTGCAACTGGAATCAATGTAGGAAGCAAGCCGGAAATAGCTGTAGCAAGCGATTGTGCAACAGAAGGCAATGCAGAAGCAATGCTTTCAATGACAGGAACGATATTTTTGACGACAGATCCTAATGCATCAGAAAGATTTCCTGTCAGCTTTTCGATATCAGCTTCACCGCTTCCGAGACCTGCAATCAGCGTATTCCAGGACGCTTCCAGAAGTCCTAAAGAGCCGGAGATCGTCTCTGTCGCTTCACGCGCAAAGTTGCCGTCGTACTGCTCCGTTTTGTCAAGAAACATCTGCATTGCGACATTGACCTTGTCTTGTGTCGTTTCGACATCGCCGAGACCTTTTTCCAGCGCGTAAGCTTTGATGCTCGTGTCGTTAATAGCGACGCCGAGGTTGTCCATCATCGTGAAATTGCCTTTTGCTGCACCGGCGACGGATTCCATTGCCGCGCTCATGTCGATGCCCATGACCGAAGCCATATCAGCAGCACGCTGCATTGCTTTCTCTGTCATCTGCGCGGACTGCTCTGCTGTGAAGCCTGTGCCTTGCAGCAAAGCTCCCATTTTGTTTGCAGTCGCTAGGTAATCGCTCTGAGACAATCCGAGATTCTTGTATGCTTCTTCGCCTTTCTTGGCGATAAAATCTGCATACTCACCGAAAACTGATTCAGCACCGCCGAGGTTCTGTTCAAGCTCTCCGGTCTGAGAAATGACCTCTTTTGCAAGCTTGACAGCAGCAGCACCGACAGCCACAAGTGCAGCGCCTGCCGCTTTTGCTGCGACAGAAAGACCGCTTTTCAGTTTGTCACCGAAGTTGCTTGTTTTATCTCCGGCATCTTCCATTGCTTCGCCGGTTTCTTCCGTCTGGCTTTCCAGCTGTTTCAGCCGGTTCTCGGTCTTTACGATCTCGCCCTGAAAAGCGATATACTGCTCTTCGGAGATCTCACCGCGCTCGAATGCCGCCTTGACATCATCCTGCGCCGCTTTCAGCTTTGAAAGCTTGTCTTTCGTCTGCTCGATGTTCTGAGCAAGGAGCTTTTGCTTCTGCGCGACAAGCTCTGTGTTGTGCGGATCGAGCTTCAGCAGGCTCTCGACGCTTTTCAGGTTTTTGGAAGTCTTCATGGATTCGCTTGTGACTTCCTTCAGGCCTTTCGTTACGCCGGAAGTATCAGCGCTGATCGCGATTTCGATTCCTTTGATAGGTCCTGCCATTTACTCACCGCCTTCCCATTGCTTTTTCAGCAGCCGCCAAGCTTTCCTTGTACGACCGGTATTTTTCTTCATTGATCTGTCCTTCGGCATACTGTGCGTCGATATCCGGCTCAATGCTTTTCAGCGCCTGGTATCGCTTGTAGTTGTCGTGGACTTCTTCGCCGTTTGCCTTGCGCTGCGAGCGGTCGTGCTCGATGCACCAGTTCACAAGCATTCCGGTGTTCCAGTTATCAAGCTCCGAAAGAGGAAATCCGCGCACGATCAGCATGTCGGCGAATTCTTCGGCAGTCAGAGCGTCGTTTGACTTTTCTCCGCTGCCGTCAATCAGTTTTTTTCGTCCACCTGCATTTCTGCGCCGAGCATCGGGAGAAGCTGACAGAAAATGCCGATGACGTCAAATTCGTTAAACGTATCGAGCCAGTCAAGCATATCCGACGGAACATTTCTGTCCGCTGATTTTGCCATGACGTGGATCATGTTATACATGTATTCGATGTCGAATTTCGACATGTCAACAGACGGAACGCCGTCTTTGACGATTACTTTTCCTTCCTTGTCGCGGTTCACGCAGCCGAGGAAGGCAGACAGATCGGAATAGAACTCGTGACCTGTCTGCCTCTTGTAGGCGAGCATGGTTGCACCGGACTTTCGGAACGGAACTCTTTTGCCGTCGATAGTCAGTGTAATTTCCATGCTTGCCTCCTTACGACTTCGTTACGGTGACCGTATAGGTCGTTGTGATACCGCCCTTTGTAGCGGTGATCGTCAGCGTGTTCTGACCGGCAGACCATGTTGCGGCAGATCCGCTGCTGACAGTCGTGCTGCCGTTCTTAATCACGACCGTTGCGCTGTCTGCGCCGGTTGCGGAAACGACATTCGTTGCTGCTGTGGTCGATGTGGTGTAGTTGCGGATGCCAGGATCAAACGCCGGGACAAGTGTCACTCCGGTGATCGCAAGCGTCGCGAGAGACGGTGCGAGCACTGTCGGCACGGTCTGCGGAATCACATTGCTCTTGATTTCTTTGCAGACAAAACCGTCATCCCAGCGCGGAATGCAGCGGATCGTGTGCTGCGGGAACTGCGGATCAATCGCGCCTTCTTCTTTCGTGTTGCCGGCCTTTGTCGGTCTGGTCGTGACGTGGCACTTTCCATAGAACGTCACCTTGCCGATGCCGTCCGTCGTCTCTTCGAGGATGAACAGAGCGAACTCTTTAGCCTGAGCCTGTTCCTGTGTCGCATACTCTGCAACGCCGTCAGAAGTGATAGTTTTGCCGTACCAATCTTCCTCAACGTCGTCGGTGATCGCAACGGTAGTAAGGGTGATTTCATAGCCGGAATTTGCGTTTTCCGCATAGATTTCAAGGCCGTCCGCCCAGATACCGAAGGTTTCGCCCTGCGGCTCTGCGGAGAACTCACGACCGCCTGCAATGTGCGGAAGCAGCTTCACCGCGCCGTATGTATCTTTTCCGGTATCCGGATTCGTCTCTGTAATCGGAGCGTATGCAATCCGCGAAATAGTGCGCGGAATTCTTGCTTTTACCATGTTTTACCTCCTATACTGTGAATTGATAAGTTACTGTGTGGATCTTCTGTTCGGGATCCACATCAAATGTTTTTGCGTACTGTACGCCGTACTTGCGGAACATCTTTTCGATGTAGCTTTCTGCGGCGAGATCGCGGTACCGCGTGACAAGCATCATCGTGACGCTGTCCTCGCTGTAAATGATCTGTCCGTCGCTGTAAATCGGATTTGTTTCTGTGGCATAATACGCGATGTACGGCACTTCCTGATTTTCCGGAAAGAAGCCGTAGCAATGACCGACATTCTCGATGCCGTCAAGAATGATTTTCAGATCCTGCAGCGTCATCCTTGCAGCACCTCCTTGATTCGTCTTTCAGCTTCCTTGATTGCCCATTCCTCGACCGGCTTTATATGCACGATCGCCGGAGAGCGGCCGCTTCCGACGCGGTGCCCTTTTTCGAGCAGATGTGTGAGCTGATACCGTGTGTTGTGGATGTCAACCTTGCAATAGCCGGAACGCCGAGTGAGCGTGACCTTCCAGCCGCGCTTATACTTGCCTGTTCGTTTCGGCGATGATGAGGACAGCTGCTTTTTCGCTTCCTTTGCGACGTCTTGCAGCACTTCCTGGATTTTATCCTCTGATGTGCTGGAATATTCTTTGAGCGCCGCTGTAATTTGTGCAGTCAGATCTGTCACGGTATATCACCGATCCTTGTGCCGAGATACAGCTCGGTCTGGTCGCCGGACTGGAATGTGCGGTAGATTTCGTATGTTTTGCCGCAATACTGGCAGATTGATTCGCCTTGATACGATGCGCTGAATACTTTGACCATTGCCTCTGCCTGATATCCGCCCTGCTGCGCTGTGCTCCATTCGCTGCGACCGATGCTGTCAACGGTGCATTGGATCTTGCGCGTTTCAAGCGTTTCATCAATCGCCTGTCCGATGCAGTCTTGCACGGATTTCTTGACGCATAGCGTGATTTCTCCGTACTTATTCATCAGCGTTCACCGCCTTCTGATGCAGCACCTTGTTGTTAAGGTTGTACCGCAGCCAGCGCGGCATCGGCATCGCAGGATCTTCACGCTGCTGGAACAGCCACGTTGCATATCCGACAATCAGGTTGTTATCCTCCTGCTCGTCCAGATCGAGCACGATACCCTCGCGCTCGATCATGGACTTTGCAGAGGTCAACAAGGAGAGGAAAAGCGTATCATACAAGGTCGATTCAATCGCGCCGATATTTGCTTTGAGAAGCGCGAGACGCGACTGATCGTCCATGTGCTACCTCCTTACGCCTTCGGCACAGAGAGCGCCTGACCGCGCTTGATGACGCGAGACTTGCCGTCAAGCTCAGCAACTGTGATCGGAGTGCCAGCCGCAGCGGTGATGCCGGTGCTGCCGGAAGTCAGTGCAGTCCATGTTGCGTCAAGCTTCTGGCCTTCGTTAAGAGCGATATCGCCGATCTTATACTTCAGCGTCGTGCCGGAAGCCTCGGTGCCGGTGACAGTCAGAACGGTCTTGCCGCTCGTGGAGCCGTGTGCAGCTGCGGTTACGGTCAACGTGCCGAGTTCGGTGTTCGCGTAGTCAATCGGGAAATCTGCGGACGTGGTCGGAGCGGTATTCGCGAAGTTGATGATGACGAAGCTGTCGCCGAATACCGGCTTGCCGTCGTAACGTGCAATGCCACGGAATGCGGTCTGATCGTCGAGGAAGAGGACCTGATCGCTGACCGCAAATGTTGCGCCCTGACGCTGTACGAGCTTGTATGCTGCGCCGTAGCCGCCGATGATTTCATAGTCCTGAAGCTCGTTCGTTTCGAGGACAACGATTTCACCGCCGATGACCGGCATCTCATTGCGAACGCCTGCGGTCAGAGCTGCGGCAGCGTTGAACGCCAGAGCCTTCGCCATGATCGTCAGATGCGTCTTGCGGTTCATAACCCAGAACAGATCGCTGTTCGCTGCGTCATGCGGCTTTGCTGCGATTGCTGCGAGGATCAGAGACTCAAAGAACGACGTGCCGGAAGTGCCGTTGATGTTCAGCGTCAGAATGTTGCTCGTGTGCAGATCAGTCCACGTCGGAGCCTTAGCACCCCAGTCTGCCGGCTGAGAAGTCTGTGCCAGTCTGGTTGCAATGCCGAGCGGCATCTTCACGCCGGTACCGAACAGGATTGCCTTGTCGATCGCCTTGCCGATCGCGGAGCCGAGTGTGGTGATGATCTCGGATGCGAGGTTGACGTCGTTGTCGTCGAGAATAGCATTGCAGATCTTGATGTAGCCGGCGACCTTGTAGCCGTCCATTTCGATCTCGTTGAATCCGAGATCCAGCTCATTGATGCTTGCGCACATCTCAGTCCAGACGGCCTCCGGGATCGCGCCCATGATGACCTGACGGCTTGTGCCGGTCAGAGCAGTCATGTTGACGCGGCTCATGAGCTGCGAGCTGCGAGCTGCCTCAGAATGCAGCAGCGGAAGCATAACTTCCGGAATCGTCAGATCAGCATTGCTGATTGCACGCTTCTGACCTTTCATTGCGCGGACTGCGCCGAGCCATGCAGCAACATCTTCGCGCTTAACAAATGCAGAACGCTGCTCAATCGGCATGTCTGCAAAACGAGTACGGATCTCCATTACATTTTCCACCTTTCTTTCTTCGGTTTCAGTCTGCGCAGGTGTCTCAGCCGGTGCCGGAACTTCCTGCTTTGCCTCGATCTCGGACAGTTCAGTTTCAAGTCCGCGGATCTCTTCTTCGAGCTTGCCGACGGCATCGGTGTGCTCTGCCTTTTCGGTCTCGAATTCTGTTACAGCCTCCTCGACAGCAGCACGCTCTTCATCCGTCTGGACTTCGGCGATGCTTGCTTCCAGCTCGGCTTCTCGCTTTTCAAACTCTGCGTCTTTCGCACGCAGGTCTGCAAGCGCCTTCTGCGCAAGATCAAGCTTGCGCTTCGCAACCAGTGCTTTCAGTGCCATTCTTTTCTCCTTTCAGCCGTGCGCGTGTAGTTACCTTCCACGCATCGAGCTTCCTTTTCTGGATTTCTGCGACATCCTGCTTTCGCGCCGAGACGCTTGTCTCGGAGTATGCCGGAAATGTCACAACTGAGACTTCAAACAGATTGACTTCGCGGATCGTGAAGTGAATGCTGCCGTCATCGCGGAAATCGGATTCCTCTCTGACGATCTCAAAGCCAAAGGAACACTGATCGACGTCTCCGCGCTTCACACGCTCGTAAAGGTTGACTGCATCGGTATCGTTCGGATTGATGTCGATGCGTCCCCACAGACCGTGAGAATCAACACGGAGTTCAAGTGTTCCGGCTTTATTGCGACCGAGCACGATACGTGTATCATGATCTGCCAAAGCCTTAATATCGCCGCCGAGTGTGTTGTCAAACGCCTCGGGTGCAATCGATTCAGTCACATCAGGGAAAATTTCATAATTGCTGTTGAATACAGCAAAATATCCCTCGATGTGCATTCCGTTGTCGTCGGACCGTGTCTCAAACTTTGACGGCACCGAACGAACCTGCCGGATGTTTCTGTCAATTTCCATTTTCTGAACCTCCTTGTTTCAGTTTCAGCTGATCTCCGAGCTTACTTGTCGGTATATAGTTTTCCAGCATGACAAGCTCGTCAAGACCTTCACGTGGCTCCATGCCGATTGCGTCTCTGACTTCGTTTCCGTCAACAACGCCGATTGCGCGAAGATCCTTGTAGACGTCTGCAAGCTCTTTCAAGTTGTAGCTGTAAAGGCTGCGGATGTTGAACTTCCAATACCACTTCGGCGAGATCAGCAGCTTTTTCGTCAGCTCCTGCTCGATGCTCTGCGCGATGCCGTGCACGGTGCTGTTGATAAAGTTGTTCCATTCCTTCTCATTGAACTCACCGACGCCAAGAAGGAAAGCCGGAACTCCGACAATCGCAGCGACCGTCTTTTTATCCAGCTCCACAACATCATTGATTGCCAAATCAGACAGCGACAGCGGCCTGATCTGCTCAACGCTGAATTGCTCCGCAGGAATCATCCACGGCTCGCCTGCCTTCGCAGTATTCACATAGCTTTCAAGCAGTTTCTGACGTCCGGAAGGACTTGCGAATTCGTCCGTCAGAGCATCCACCTTGACAATGACTGACGGCTTCCATTTGCTTTCCATGAAGCCGTTTGTCGTGTCGCTTGCCTGACCGAGATTCCGTGCAACATCCTTCAGCTCAATGCTGATGCCGCGTCCTCGCCAAAGCTGGTACTTATCCGGACGATATACAAAATGCAGAAGGTCATCCGGATTCTTTGCAATGCCGTCAATCAGCACCTTGTACTTGTAGCCGTCCTGCATGAAGCTGACACGTTCTGCCGTGATCGGTTCTAGATCTCCGAGCAAACCGTCCTGCGTGTGAGGTACGACAACGGCATTGCCTCTGCCGTAAAGCAGCATGTTCATCACAATTCCGGTCATCCATGTGTGCCGCGTCATGTAACTGGTCGGCTCAATATCAACCTTCCGGCTCAGCTCATTTATCATGCGCTGGTCACCGCTCTTTGTGTTCTCCATGAGATAGATCGTCATTGTGGCGATAAGATCAGCAATGCGGCTGCACGCTGTAACGATCTCAGGACACTTGTCAAGCGGTCGGTACTGAGTGAGACACAAGCTGTCAAAGCCTGCGGCATCGGTCAGCCAGACAGCCGAGCAGCGCTTCTGATTCTTCGGCGGAAGCATCTTGCCGCCTCTTTTCTTGCTCATTTTTCATCACTCCTCCCCGAACCATTTTTTCGCAGCATTGCTGCGCGTCATATTTTCCAGATATCGCACCACAGCGAAAACGGAAGCGTCAAACAGGTCGATTCGTGTCTCCTGCCGGACTTTTTCATATTGGATCATGTCATCGGTCTTTTCGACCGCTGACACGTTTCCGACGCAGTATTCATACGCCTCTGAATGCAGATAATACAGATTGCCGTCCTTTGCGGACTTTTCGAGATATCGGAATCCTTCGGATTTCTTATAAAAATACTGCGGCTGATCTTGGATGTTGAATCCGGCTTGCTTCATGCCGATGAAGTACTCACGGCAGAACTTCCTGTCGTGACCGACCTGCGCGATCTTGAATCCGAGCTTTCGCATTGCAATGAACCAGTTGACTATATCGGCGTGGTTTACCGTCGGGCCGTTCGTCATCGTCAGCAAGCCGTCATCCTGCCAGCCGAAAAGCGGAATGCCGTCTTTGTCTGCTTTCTCCGCAGCGGAGACAACCGGGAAAAATGCGTGTGTTATAACGATGTCAACGCCTTCATAATGGCCGACAAGCGCCGCAGCGGTCAGGTCGTGCATCCGCGAGAGATCTGCACCGCCGTACCACTTTATCGGCAGCTTTGCCAGCTGCTCCACAGTCCAGCTGTACTTTGCATCGCTGCGCCGGAACTCATCAAGATTGAAATACGCCTTAACTGCGTTCGTGTACACGTTCAGGCTCTTCGCAAAGAAATCCTTCCTCTGTTGCGGGTCGTTCTGTGCCTGCAAAGAATCGTTCAGGATCTCCGCCGGACGGATGCTCTCACCGTAAGACGGATTCGCCATTTCGTGAACTTCCGGATTCGTATAGTCGATGTAGCCGGTCTCAGGATCCGGATTCGCGCAGCACATGAAAATAAAATACTGATCGTCCTGGATTGTGCCGTCAAGGACTTGCCTGCAATACTTCAAACGCTGACCGAGGAACGCTTGCTCGTTGTCGCCGGCAGTCGATATGCCGATCAGCAGCTTGTTCGCATAAGCTTTCATCGCTTCCTTGAAAAGGTTGTACTGCTTCGGCTGCTTGTATGCGTGGATCTCGTCGGCAATACAGATATTGCAGTTCAAGGAATCCTGTGCATCCGGATTGGCTGCAAGCGGCTGAATGTAAAAGCTCTCGCCGTCCTGCTGATAGCTGATCCGGTGCGTGTTTATATTGTTCGTGACTTTGATGCTGCCGCCGTGTGCGGCATCTTCTCCCATGTGCTTGATGTTGTAGTCGATGAAGTTGAACGCTTCCAAGCTCTGCTGCATCGCAGCTGAGACGATGTACGTCTTTGAGCCGGAGCGCCTATAAAGAAGCGACAGCGCCCATGCAAGCGCCGCCGCGAAGCTCGTTTTCACATTTTTTCTTGGTATGAAAATAAGCGCCTCATGGAAGCGCTTGACGTCTGTCCCGGCATTGTAGAAGCCGAGCAGATTGTATATGATGAACTTGTGGAACGGTTGCAAAAGGAACGGTGTTCCGCGAAGCGGTGTGCCGTCCAGCGCCTCGCCCTGCTGATGACAGATTGTTTTTTCAATGATCTGGATCACGAACTCTGCATCCTTCGGACGAAAGTCAAACTCCGGTCTTTCCAGATCTGCGAAGAACCTCTCGACTGCCTGTTTCAGCTCAATGCACGCGATCTTCTTTCCGCTCCTGATCGCTTCGCAGTATTCCAGTACAGCCGGCCAGTTCTTGCCGTTAATCTGCTTCAATGGATGCGAGTGCGGCAGCTAAGCCGCTTTTTTTCTCTTCGGCAGGAGCGGTACTGCCTGACATCTTTTTGAATGAAGCCGGTGTAAGCCCTAACTCTTTCCAATATGAAAGAGCCGTGACATTCAGCTTGTCGATCAGCTGCACAAGCGGATTGATTGACGGATTGACGGCACCACGATCAGACACACGCTCAAAAATCAGCTGACTGCCTTCGTCTTTGAACTGCTTCTGTGCCGCGTCTCTCTGTTCGAGTGTCTTTGCGAGTGTATCAATCGCCGAATTGAAGCTAGGCTGATACGTTTTCATCTCCACGCATTGCGCTTTGATCTTTGCACGCCATTGCGCCGCTGTCATCGTGCCGCCTCCTTTCTTGGGGGATTTCGTTTGAAATTTCCTTTATGCATGTTCGAAGTTCCTGCCGCCGTCCGGGTATTTCTCAGCCACTCCGCGAGGCAGTCGCGGATGAAGGATATCTCGTCTTTGAAGGAGACG